TATTACCACTTAACCCAGGATTAGCGGGGGGGCTGTTCCAATAAGGAACATGTAAAATTTTACACTACCACCAAGTGTCATCAATAAGATGCTGCTGCCAAGTACCAACATTCTTCGGATAATGGTAACCTCTATCAAGTATATTAAGTTTAAGAAGCTCTTCTCTAGAGGGAAAACCAGTATGTGTTATTTTATAATTAATCTTATGAAGGTATTTGGAGTCAACCTCAATCCAATTTTTCATATTTGAAGACAAAAAAGCATTACCAACCAAAACTTCAGATATCTTGTAGGTCATCTCATATAAACATTTAAGAAAATGGTAAGCAATTGGGTCAATACCCAAAGTGTCATAAGCCAAACCAATTAAACGAGCAAGATTAATATATAAAGGCGCATCACGATCCTTAGGCACACCAGCCCTCCATTGATATTGGGCAAAAGGACGATAAGGAACAACAAGAGGAATCTTAGGTTGAAGTAACTCCAAATTATAATTCGCAGATAGGATAAACTGACGTTTAAGATAGCTAGGACCATTATACACTACTCCACAAACGTCATTATTGACTACCTTCAAATAAGTCAAAGCACTATTAAATTCCTCTTTGTTCTTCATAAAAACACCATGAGAAACTTCCAAATATTTGGCAAATCGATCAACATTAATAATTGACCGAATCTCCTTAGGATAAGTTTTAAGGAAATCATCACCATAGACAAATATCGCAATAAGCCTATGACATAACATTCGCCAAATCCGACGACGATCACGAGCATCAGCAACATCCATCTCGTGAAAGATATAAGCAAGCCAATAAACAATTCCTACAACCCAGGAGTCACCATGAGAAGTTTCTAAGGATCCAGAAGGCATAACGCCAATTAGCAAAACAAAATCATGAATCCACCGCACAGTTTTACCAGCAAGCTGCTCTGAACAAGCTTCCAAAATATACTGAAACATACGATAATTAGGATCAGAATCATCCCTATGAATCCAAATCTGAGCAAACATCAAATATAAAACCAAAGGCATTGCCGTAATTGACGTATCCAAAGATTTAATGTCACCAGAAGCAATAACCTGAGTACCAGCAGATTCAAATTCGTAAGTACAACAAACATTAGTGGCCCTATCACCAATTAATGAAACACGACGATACTTATCAGTCAGGTCACCATGCAAAGCAGTCCACAACATTTGAGCACCACCTCTAATCCAGGCAAATCCGATCGATATATTGACAGTCATATTCCTAGCCATTTCAACTCCTCCAGCAACATAACAATCAGGAAAATAGGTGCGCTCAGCCTTCACACGAGTAAGGAAAAATTTGTGCAACTGAGCATCATTGGAGAGGAAGAACAACCTAGACTTATAGTACATATCACGCACAGCATCAACCCCATACTTAGCACTATCAATAGCTGACAAATTCTGATTCTTCACAGATAAAGTAGTTATAGCCTGTTTCAACCGCTTCTCAAAAGGAACAGATCCACACGCTGTCTCATCTAGAGCTATAAAC